TGCCCCAATAGTGACGGTCTTGGAACCACTTCCAGCCGTCAAGGTCAATGTTCCGGCGCGATATCCCCCCGCGCCACCACCACCCGCATAACCACCTCCCCCGCCTGCGATGACGAGGTACTCGACGTTGTAGGTGCTGCTGCCGCTCTGCGTGGTTGCGGACGCCTCGGCCGTGTAGTCGCTGGTCGCGCTGGGCGAGGTGCGTGTCGCCGCGACGCGGAAGCCGTAGCTGGTGGACGCGGTGAGCCCGGTCACCGAGTAGCTCGTCGCACCCGCGCCGGTCGTGTGGATCGTGCTCCACGACCCCGAGCCCGACGGGCTGCGCTGCTGGATGATGAAACCCGTCTCGTCGCTGCTGTTGTCCGTCCAGGCGAGGTTGATCTGCGTGCTGCTGGTCGCCGTCGCGGTCAGCGAGCTCGGCGCGGCGGGCGCGGTAGTCGCGGACGCGGAGGTGCTCGCGAGGCTTCCGCTATCGCAGTTGTACGCCGTCACCCGGTAGTGACGGGTCGTGCTCGCCGCCACCGTGTCCGTGTAGCTGTTCGTCCCGAGGTTGGTCGCGATCACGCTCCACGACCCGAGGCCGTCGTTGGACCGCTCGACCTCGTAGTACGTCGCTTGGTTGGGCGCGGCCGTGCTGTCGGCCGTCCAGGACAGCGAGATCGTGCCGACGCCGCCGGTGGCGGTCAGGCCGCCCGGCTGGTTGGGGGCGCCGGTGGCGAGGCATCCGCCCTTGGTGGTCAGCTGCGCCTTGCGCATGAATGAGCGGAGCATTACTCACCTCCTCCTGGGTTCCAGAACAGCCCGGCGCAGCGGACGGGGTTGGGGCGGTCGAAGAAGCAGATGGCCCGGCCGGATCGGTCCATGGCCACCCAGGCAACGGTCTTCGCCTCAAGGCTCGTCGTGCTGAATCCGGCGCCACTCCACTTGCTTCCGACCGGGCCGACGGTCACGGACGGGTTCGTCGGGTCCATGCCGTCGAGGAAGGTGGCGCTGTTGTGCCACTCACGCAGGTTGTAGGCCGTCGTATAGGTGAAGCGCGTGTCGTTCTTGTCCGGGACGCCGGTGACACCGGTCGGGCTCTCCGGGAACCAGTGCTTGACGCTGTAGGTCCATCGGTAGGTGGCGCCGGCGATGACGGCCGCGCTCTGGAGGGTGATGAGCTCCTGGGAGATGGCCCTGCCCTGCACCATCTGGCCGTATGCCCACTCGATGGCCTCGCCGCGCGCCTGGACCGTCTCGGACGCCTGCTGCCATCCTCCGGTCACGAACCGGTTGGCCTTGCCGAAGAGCCCTTGGTTGAACCTCGGGGTGTGGAAGGTCATGGGATCCTGTTCGGGCCTGCCTTGGTGAACTGCGTTGGAATTGGCGAACTTGCTGTTCCGTACAAGGTCGTGAAGTCCACCTTGTCCGGATAAGGCTGAAACCAAACCACCTTGTTGCTCTGCTGCTGAGCTTCGCCGGCCACGGTGGCACCGACAGCCAGGATGGGCGCGCCGTTCGGATACGCAACCGGCACCTGCTCAAGGTGGAACCAATCGTCAAACAAGAACGTCGCCGAGATCCTCCAGACCTCGCTGTCCAGGGTGGCGGTGATCCCGGTGCACAAGACGCTGCCGGTTGCCCAACCAAGAAAGGATGTGCTGTTGCGCTTGTTGATGAAAGTCGTGAGGATCGTCGCCCAATCCGGATCGTCGGCCGAGACGGTCTGCGAGTCCGTCTTGGTGCGGTCCCTGATGTTCTCCACCACGACCTGCTGCTGGGCGACCTGGTAGCGGCGCGGGTTGCCGTTGATGTCCACCTTGGTCCCGCCGAGGTCGCTGGTTGGTGGCCACGTCACGTCGCCGTTTGACGGGAAGAACCCAGAACCGCTGTTCTGCCGGTACATGGCAATTGTGCGCGAGCCGATCACGCGGGTCTGCTTGACGTACTCGGCGCCCCATGTGTCCGTGGCGGACCAGGGGAACTTCTCCGTCGTGTAGCGGGCGCGGACGATCCAGGTGTATGGGCGCTCGCGCGCCGGCTCGACGGTGACGGATCGGCAAATCAGGTGCTTAAGCCACGGAGTCGCGACTGTGTTGACGGTGTGCACTCCGGCCTCGAGCCGCTGCTGCGGACGCACCGGAAGGTTCGTTGCCAGAAGTCCATCGCCGGGGTACACATCGGTCGGATCGTTGGGCTTTTGTTCCCAGCCCGTGACCCACACGCGCTCGAGCGTCTGCTCGCTCCAGCGGTCGGCAAAGCTCCACACCCGGCTTTCGGCGCGCTCGATGGAAGTCCAGGTGCCCATCAGTTGCCGCCCAGCTTTCGGTCGATAGATTGGAGGTGCCGGTTGTTGGCAGCCATGTTTGGGTCGTAGGGCATCCCCTGCGCGGAGCCTCGTCCTCCATCAAGGTCCGAGCCGGTCATCCCGCCGAAATAGAACTGCGGGACTCCAAGGGCGCTTTCCATTGCCCCCAAGACGCTCGGTTGATTGACGGCAAGCGGATCGTTCCAATTGGCTACGAACTGGTCCTTTGCGGCCGTAAACGAGCTGGCGATCGCGGCAAAGAAGGTGTCCCAGGCAGCGGCACCAGCGCCAATGTCGGTGCTCGCTGCGATGCGCGCCGCCCGGTCGCGCATGGACTTCTCTTCCCGTTGCGCCATCGCAGCGGACGCCGGACCCATTGCCCGGCCGATCTGGGCGTCCGTCTGGAACTGAGCGCTCATGCGGCTGCTCTCGGCCGCTGCGCCCTCGCGTGAGTACTGGCGTCCAAGCTTGTCCAGCCTGTCCACGTGCTCGTTGATTGCGTTGATGATCCCGGACAGGGCGCTGAAGGCCGTCTGGATCGTGCTGATGCCGGCCATGATCCCGGTGGCCATGGCCGTGCTGCGGGCCGTGCGGTTGAGCTTGTCGAGCTCCCGGTTCGTGGCCGCAACCCCTCGGGCGACGCCCTTGGCGTCCATGTCCACCTGGATGGAGGCTTTCAGGGTCTTGTCAGCCATTGCGGAGCCAGGGGAAGAGCTGCGAGGGGCGCTTGCCGGTCAGGGCGGACGCGATGACCACCAGCGCGCTCTCGATGCGCTCTCCGTTGGTCAGGTCTTGGGCGAGGCCGGCCGCCATGGTCATGCGTTGCTCGGGGCTTGCGATGCGCCAGAGCCTGCGCTCGGCGCGTCCGTAGGGCGTTGGCGGTTGACCTCCTCGAGCAGGCGCCCGGCGATGTCCGCCCGGATCTTCCCGGCGTCCTGCGGGTTCTGGAGGAACGCCGAGCCGTCCTGGCAGCTGATGCAGGCCACCCACCAGAACGGGTTGTGCGAAGCCTGCGTCACGTCCGCGAGCGTGGGTTCGCGGAACGTGAGCAGGCCGAGCTCGGGGATGTCAACCGAGCGGGTCCGTGCGGCGACCTTGTGGAGGTCAATCGGCAAGGGTCACTGCTCCTCCCAAGAGAGCTCCCACATGGCCGCTCCGGTGCCATCGTCCGTGAACGAGGCCGAGGTAATCTGCACGTTGATGTTTCCAGTGCCGGCGCCATACTCGTCGTAGTTGATGGAGCCTTGGTCGGTGTACTTGAGGGTCAACGATGCGCTTGTCGTTCCGCTCAAGTCCACGGGCATCAGGTGGGCGCGGAGCCCGTCATCGTTGGTGCTGTCCTGACGGTACAGGGTGAGGGTTCCAAAGCGCCGCACGCGGCCTGGCACGCGCTTTTCGCGAAAATCACCGAGCGTGGTTACGTCCAGGCTGGCGCGCTCGAAGTTCATGGTGAAGCTGCGCACGGCCACCGTCGTGGTGCCGCTGAAGGTCAGGGTGCCGCCGTAGCCTGCGATGAGTGCCATGGGTCAGATTCCTTGGAGCGAGAGGGTCAGGGTGCAGACGCGCTCGTCGCCTTCCGAGCCGTCGGCCTGCGATTCGGTGCGGAACGCGACGCTCGCGTCCGTGCAGACGATGTCCGCAGTGTTGGTAGCCGTCTTGACGCCGTTGAGCGCGGCGCAGATCTTGTCGGCCTCCTGGGCGACGGCGAGGGTGGTGTCGCCGTAGATGTTGACCTCGACGGTGACCATCCACAGGCCGGCATCGGCTCCAGGCATCGCGCGCGACGCCTGCGCGGCGCTGATCTCCCAGACGATGGCGGGAGTATTCGTCGTGGGGCGGCGCATCCCGACGCTTACGGGGTTGGTCGTGGCCTGGCCGAGGTGGTACTGGACGGCCTTGCAGACCGTTTCCAGGCTCATGGGCGGCCTCCGAGCAGGCGCTTGGCCTCGGCGAGCGTCTCGGCGGCGACGGCGTTCGACGCCCTGGTCACGGTGCGCATCGCCCAGGTGAAGCTGCGGTAGGCGCCCATGATGCGCTTGCCGGCTGCCTTGTGGTGGAAGCCGAGCTCGAGCAGGTGGTAGACGCGCTGGCGGCCCTTGGCGCGTGCCCCGCCCTTGCGGCCGTACCGGACGCCGATGCGGCTGCGCAGGGGCGCCGTGGCCGTCCCGCCGAGCCGGCGGATGTCCAGCTGCGTGGCGGCGGCAATGGCCCGGCGGTGGGTTCCCTTGCCCCGGTAGCTCGCCGAACGCCACAGGGCGGCCATCTCCTTCGTGAGCGGCGCCAGCGCCTTGCGGGCGCCCTTCTTGCGCACGCGCTCGTTCAGGTTGGCCGGCAGGCGCTCCAGGGTCTTCCGGAGCTCCTTGCTGTCCACGGTGATCTTCAGGGCGGAGCTCACAAGACCACCTCCACGGCCTCGACCTCAAGGGTCCGCCGGCGCTGGTCCTTGTCCGTGCAGCTGCGCACGTTCAGGGTGCGCTGGGTGCCGTTGTCGGTCCACAGGAACCGGCTGCGCGTGGTGACCGAGGCCGTCCACGGGCAGAGGATGCGGTAGGAGGTCTGGATCGCGGGTCCGCCATCGTCCACCGTCTCGGTGGTGTCCATCTGCTCGATGTAGACGGGAAGCGCGGACAGCCCGGACACGGTCGCCCACGTCTCGGTCCACTGGCCGAGCGAATCGACGGCAGCGGTCGGGTTCTGGACCTCCGCGACGAGCCGCATCATGCCGTGGGGGACGTGGGCCATGTCAGCCGATGCCCTTCCCCATCATGGCGCACACGTTGTCCCAGAAGTCGGCCTTGAGCGGCACCGTGTCATCGCCGCGCCCGGCGTTCAGCTGCGTGACGCGCTGGAGGACCGCCATCTTGAGCAATGGGTGCAGGGTGTTGTTCCCGGCCGAGACGGTCAGGACCAGCGGGTATGCGAGGTTCGCGACGCCCGTGAGGTTCGCGTAATGGAGTCCGTTGATGGTGACGAGCGAGAGCGTCACCGTCGCGGTCAGGGTGTCCACGCAGGTGCAGGCCGTGGCCGGCTGGCGCTCCAGGCGCACCAGCTTCGTGATGCCCTTGGGCTCCTCAACGACGTACTGCGTGCGCGTGACCGGATCCAGGCACCAGCCCGTCCGCTCCTCCAGCTCGGAGACGGCGGCGTTGTAGGCGTCCTGTAGGTACGCATCGTCCCCCGTGTGGAAGACGCGCGCCGAGTCCTTGAGGGTGGACAGGTTGATCGGCATTCAGGCTCCTGGACGCAAAGGGGGCGGGCGGGGAGAATTGCCCGCCCCCTTGCGCTTCCGGGGGACTTGCGTCAGGTGAGCGTGATGCGCAGGGCGGCGACCGCCTTCGGGCGCGTGATCTTCGAGTTGGCGAAGACCATCGCCTGGAACTTGATGAGTCCGGGCGTGGTCACGTCATCGCGGAACATGGAGATGCCGCCCCACTCGCGCACCGCAAACGCCTCGCGGACGTTGGCGAACATGAGCGGGATGGAGGTGGTCACGGCCGCCGTCTGGCGTCCGGGCGCGTAGGGCGCGATGTAGACCGGGCGGCCCATGAGAGTCATGGGCGCCTGGTTCTCCATCACCTGCACGTCGCTGCTGGGGATGAAGAGCGGGAGGTTGTTCGCCGTGATGCCGCTGGCGATCTGGTAGTACGCGTCCTGGCTCATCACCCAAGCGGCCTCGTTCCAGTACTCGGCGGGGAGGGTCTTGTAGCGCAGCTCCTGGAGACGGGCCAGCGTGAAGGCGCCGTCCCAGCCGGTGCCGCTGCCGTGGGCGGCGGTGACCGTCAGGCCGCCAAAGTTGGCGTTCTGGAGGAACAGCCCGGTGGGCTGGTCGCTGCCGGTGCCGACCGTGTAGCCGCTCTCGATGCCGCGGGCGATCTTGCGCTGAAGGTCGTTGATCACCTCGGCCTCGATGTCGAAGTTCGCCTGCCGCACGGCCCACTGCGTGACCTCGGACTTCGGGAGGCCGCCGACGGGGTTGAGGTTGACCTCGGCCCACGCGCCATCAAGGGCGGTCTGCGTCTTGTTGGCCTCGGTGGTCCAGAAGGCGCTGACCGCGTCGCTGGTGAAGAGCGTGTTGACGCGCACCGTCACCGAGCCCTGCACGCCCGTGCGGATGTCCGCCAGGTTGCGAACGACGGTGTTTCGCTCCATGTACTTCAGGATGCCGGCCTCGTAGATCTTGGGCACCAGCACGCCCGAGGAGCTCCCCGTCGTGATGTCGCGGAACTCGGGGAGCCCGCGCGACTCGGGGGCGCGCCCGCCGCGGCACCAGTCGATCCACTGGTCGCGGTACTCGTTGGACGCCGTCCACTCGAACGAGCGCTTCTCGTTCTCCTGGCTGGCCTTCTCGACGGCGGCGAAGGACGCGAAGCGCTCGCGGAGCTGCGAGGCACCGATGTGCTTCTGCATCTCCTCGATGTCCCGCTTCAGCGGCTCCAGCTTGTCCATGAGCTCGGAGCCGCGGGCCTCCTGCTCGGGGGAGAGTTGGTCGTTTGCGAGGAGCTGGTTGAGCTCCGAGTTCAGCGCATCGCGCTGCTCGATCATGTCGGCGCGCTTCTTGAACAGGTCGGTGGTCTTCATGTGAGGGCCCTCAAACGCAGACGAAGCCTCGCGAGAGCGGGGCTGTAGGTGCGTGCTTCGGCGCTTGTCTGCGGGTACGCGCCTGATTCGACGATGGAAACCTCGCGCAGGTCCACCTGCGTGAGGGTGCGCTCGGAGCCCTTCCAGGCGTCCGAGCGGACTACGAAACCAAAAGACATCTCGGAAAGGACGCCGGAATCGACCAGGGCGTACACGTCCTTCGCCCGCTGGGTATCCGGCAGTTGGACATCGAAGGCCAGGCCGCGCTCG